GGCATCGTAAAGGTTTCGTTAGCGTCGGCAGACATTTGCTTCGTGCCGTAGCTAAAACCGTCGGTAATCAGCTCAAGGTTAGTATTAGTACTGGTTCCCCAAGTGCCACTTTCATCACCAGTAGCAATTTCTTTTAATCTTAGATTGTTTACATAAGTAGCCATCTATATCTCCAGGGACTATAACGAAGCATCACCCGTAGCTGCGGGAACGCTGGTTGCATATATTTTAGTGCTTTGTTTTAAAGACAAAGCCTGACCGCAATCAGAACAAGTATCAGCCTCTAGCTCAGACTCATCAAGATCAAAACCACAATTGGCACAAACTATCTCTATTTCGTGCTTGGGATCGATCACGCCATCTATGCTCTTGGCTTCATTTACTTTTATCATGCGGCTATCTCCGTCCAAGTTGTGCCTGGTGCTGGAGTGACCCCCGACCAGCTTGTTCCAGGAGCAGGAACTATCTGCCCCCAAACTAATACATTTCCTACCTGTCCTACGGCCTGTACGCCCGCTGGGTAAACATTTGCCGTACCCGTTTGTGTTGTCGAGCCCAGAGCTGTTGTGCCCTGAACCCCCGTAACATTGACCTCTATAACAAGGTCTACTGTGGCCGTTCCTAGCGCCGTCGTACCCTGTACGCCGGTAACATTTACTGTCGCAATACCAGTAACAGTCGGGCTTCCAAGAGCTGTTGTGCCCTGAACCCCGGTAACGGCAACATCTACCGTGGTTATTGGACCCGCTATACCTAGTTGGCCGGTGCCTTGGACCCCTGTTACCGCGACAATGGCATCTGCTTCTACAGACGCAGTGCCTATCTGACCGGTCGCTGCGTTGCCTAATACATCAATGGCACCATCGCCATTGGCAACGACATTCCCTAACGTAGTAGTCGCCTCGACTCCTGTTACAGAGACCGAAGCACCTAAACTCAGTGCCGCTGTGCCTAACGCAGTAGTTCCCTGTACGGAAATACTGCCCTCGCCAAAAGCAAAATCGCCCCAGCCTGCGCGACCCCAACCGTCTAAATAGACGATGGCATCCCAAACGGCATAGTTGGCGATACCTGTGGCGCTTACGCCTGTTACAGATACCGTGGCGTTTGCCTGCGCCGTTGCAGTACCAAGTCCTGTAGTACCACTGATACCCGTTACAGCTACCGTAGCTGCGCCAGAAACGGCTACGCTTCCTATCTGCCCGGTGCCGACAGGCAAAGCCGGGCTATTGTTACCCCACTCTCCGGCACCCCAGGTGCCGTAGTTCCATCCGCCTAATGGGACAACAACGTCAGCCATCTAGCACCTTCTACGCAATACGAATTATCGCGTTACTAGCGTCCGCAGTTGGGAACACAATAGTAAAGTCACCGGCTGTAGACGTCTTGTCTACGCCAAAATCCAACACCGCTACAGCTTTGTTAGACTGAGTGCTGTTATAGATCAATGCACCGCGAGCAGTAATAGTCGCAGTTGACCAGGTGGTGTCGTTGAAATCAGTAAACGCTGTGGTTCCAGAACTGGTAGGTGCTACCGCTGTAAGCGCGTTTCCACCAGCAGAATAGCCTGTGCCGGACACTTCGTTAGTCACGCTGTACGCTGTAGTCGTAGCATCCAGAGTTGCAGAGCTGGTGTACAAGGCAATGTACATGCTGTCCGCAGTGGTGCCACCACGAGCAACAGTTGTTCCAAATGCGTGTATACCGTTAAGAAGCTCCACTTTGAAGCTCGTACACATTGCTTGAGTAATAGCCATAAGGGGCCTCTCCTATAGTTTACGGATAATGTTGGCCAATTCTTTTTGGCCTTGCTTTTCGAGTTCTGCACAAATAGTGGTCCTATCTGATCTGATGGCCTCTTTCATGTAAAACACCAAAACTTGTCTAATTTGCTCTTTAAAAACAAGGGCTTGTGCCCTCACCTGCTCATCAGCGTCTTTACTAACATGCAGCAGCTTGTCTAAGGCTCGATCTGCGAGTTCTTCCGGCGTCCAACCACGATTGCTAGTGGTTTTAACTTCTACCTTAAAGCCATTGTCTACTGATGTTTGTACGCCTTGAATCATGTCTTATCCCTGATAACCAAACCTGTTCGGTATGCGTCGGTTACTTCTTTAGCCTCACCAAAATTCTTCATGGCTATGACTCCCTCGGCAAACCGCTTTTCGTATTCTTGCATCATATCCGGCTCACCTTTCATATAGGTGTACGCCTCTATCAATGACCCGTATAACAACGTTATTTCAGCGTTTTCACTTAACCAGGAAGTGCCGCTTCCTGCCCCCGCAGTCAAACTTGTTGGGCGATAAAAATAGTGCAACTCCACGTCGTAATTTGCATCGGGCGTGGGTCCAAGCAAAAAGTTGGCGTCATCAAAAAACGCATAATATTTGGGGGCACCGGTATCTGTTGGGTCCGGGTTGTACGTCTGGACAAAATTAACGTCTTTATAGTCCAAAAACGTCTTGTCTCCACCCGTCGTAAACGACAAAGAAAACGGGGCCAGGAAATCGCTGGGAGCCGCTAAATACTGGTTACTCGCCGTGGTAGTCGCCGTGGCATTCTTACGAAAAAGCGTAAGCTGAACGTTCTTTAAGATACGCTCTTCAGCCACGCGAATAAAAACAGGCAGGTTATTTACAAAACTGGTTTCAGAATTTTGAGTGTAGTCTTGTATCGCCGTTTTTAACTCGTCATAAGTAAAACTCATGAAATCACCACTGTCACGCTACCAACCTGACCAAATCCGGTTACAGGCCGTAAATTCGGGGCATCCGGGGTAGGCAAGCCTACATAAACGTTCATAGGCTCTACGCGATCCGGTCTGGGATTACGCAAAGCCTGCGGGTCTGTAATGGTTCTTCGGGGCTCTAACTGAGGTTGTTTCTTTTCCCACTCATCTTTGCCCACCAGGAGACCATTCCACTCCCGCTTCATTTCGTTCAGCTTGTAGCGAAACCCGCTCCTGTCTGATATGCCATAGGCATTTTTACCAACAGCAAATTTACCCATTACAAATTCTGCGAGTACGCCAAGCTTGGCACAATGTTAAAAGAAGCCCGGTCACGGTCCATACTGATGGCCCGCTCCATCTCCTCTTCGTACACAGCTTTCAATAACTGTACCCTGTCCGGGGCCTTCTTGATGGCTATGTAGTACGCCAACCCTGCCGCCAAACAAGGATAAAATCTAAACGGCATTTCCACCGTATTCTGAGCCGTGTCTGCGTCGTCCATTCGGACCAAACGATCAAACACGATCACATCTGTGCTGTTCTCCGGGACAGGCCACAGCTTTAACACCGGGCTGATTAGACGGTCCAGAAACCACTGTGAGGGACGTCCCTGCGTGGTTTTATTAGGCACACCCAGGTAATCGTCACGACTTAACCGCTGTATGTTGTAATCCACGTTATCGCGGCGAACGGCTGCTGACAAAATGTCTATGGTGTCTGCGTTCAGCGTATAGTTCGCAGTTCCCGCCGTCAGGGCTTGTGTAGATTGCTCTATCGTCCAGGAATTAAGGCCCCTGTTTGCCCAATCAGCAAACAACAGGTTCATAGAACGTTTTGCAGTCTTAATGTCGTATCCAGTACGAACCTCTCGACCACAACGCTCAAACGCCTCCTCGATGTACTCGGTGACGTCTAACTCAAAGTTTTTAGAACCAGAAACGGTCATTTCTTACTTCTTCCTCTAACGTTACCGCTCAAATCAGGAAAACCGCCATCTTTCATTTTCATGGGTCCACCTACGTCCCCACCGCCCCTCATTTTTTTAGGCTTTTTAGCTTTCTTGCCGCCAGGAGCTGCATTACCGATGTTTACCGCAGACCGGCTAGTGCCTCCAGCACCGGCTTCTTTCTTTCTAGGGCTCATTGCCATCTTTCAATCTCCTGTAAAATTCGTGACGAACCTTGTACATGTTTTCAACGTCATATGCGTCAAAATAACGCTCATAATAACCTAATTTTCGTATCTTATCCGCTGATTCCTCCAGCTTACTAAGGCGCTGAACGAATATCATCGCATATTCTTCTGCGGTTGTTGGCTCAAAAGAGCCGTTGTCTACAAGCTCATTGGGCTCCTGGTCTGGGTGAAATCCCATAACCCAGATGTCCCGGTCTATGAACATACCGTCAGATATGGCTTGATTGATGTCATCGAGGTATTCGTGGAAGGCTTCCGAGTTTTCGGGAAACGCCAGGTCCACGATGATTACCAAATCCACCTTGTCATCCCAGGTAGATATGACTGACCACAAGTCATGATAATTCGCGGGATCGCGTTTAAAAATAACCGAAACCCGTTGCGCTGCCCAAGCCGCTTTAGCGTATGGACAAGCGGGTAACCCATTAAATTCTGGGTTATTTTTTTCTAAGAGTGTTTTTGACCACTCTCTGATTTCATTGTAAATCTTTTTTTCGTCGTCAATAAAGAATTCATGCATACCGTGTTCTTTTTTTGCGGTCAGGCATGATTGCCCCACACCCACGACTCACTTCGCCACCCATATTTAAATTGCGAACTTTGGCTTTCTTGGTGTTAGAAACAACCTGTTTACCCTTTTTGCCCTCTCGTTTCTTTTTACGAGCAGTGGCTGCACGTTCTTTCTTGGACAGGCTTTCTGCCTTTGATCTTGGCAAGCACCGATCAGGATTCTTTTTATCCTTAGACGTGCCGCATTTCCCGGCGATGTTGCCGGAGCTGTCTATCCTGACCCAGTCCTGGTCAACCCACTTCTTTAAATCACCCACGCTTCTTTCTCTTCGACTTCTTTGCGTAATTAGGGTCTTTACAGTATTTAGAGGCCGCTAAATTGGCATAAGCACTGGGATAGGTATCAAAGGTACGTTTTGCCCAAGCAATGCCTTCTGGGCATATTTTGTTACCCTTTTTCTTTTTTGCTTCTCCACCTTTAGCCATCTTAATGACGCCGCACTTAGAAGCAGGCACGACTGTCCCAGTTCTTACGCGACTCATTTCAATAAAATCCCTATTATCCCAATTGCCTCAACACAAACAACGGATAAGAGCATCCACAAACGATTATCCAGTTTGTCGATCTTTTTCTCCACATGCGCTAAATGATTGTTTTCTAAACGATTTAACGTTATTTCAACATTGCTTAACCGCTTATCAACATCGTGTATAGTAACTTCTACCACTTTTAACACTTCCACCGTTTCCTAGCTTGGCGCAACCTGGAATTAGGGTTCTTAGCCGCTTTTGGAAATTTTTTCATCTGTCCAGCAGAACGCGCACAAAACGACTTACGTCGTTTTGCGGCTTTACTACCTTTCTTAACTTTTCCGGTTACGGCGGTTTGCAGTTTAGAACCAGGGTTTTCCTTGCGGTATTTCGCAACCCCCTTTTTGGTCATTCCTGCACCTTTCTTAGTGGGTCGTTTATCACCGCTTTTGACGGTGTAGCCTTTCATCGACCCCTTTTTCTTTTTTTCCGCCATAGTTATCAACTATAGAAGACAGTTATCGCCGTAATATTCGTCTCTACTGAGACATATATGTCAGACACGCGAATACCCTCATCGGGTATGTTTATTGAATGCGAGTCGTTCTGCTTAAAATCAATGTCAAGGGCGGTAGCCCCACCATTACCATCAGTAATAGTGAGGCGACCAGCACCAACATCGTCGGTCAACACTTGTATTTGACGTATACGAGCGGGACCAACAGCAGCAGAGCCAACGGCGGTCAGCCGTTTAGTTTTAACATCTGATCCGGCCATGTTTAGCTCCTATTAAGACAGGTTGTTGTTCTGAATATACATAACCGTAACTGTTGCAACGCCTGTTGTGCCGTCGCCAGTAGCTCCCGTGAAATCAGCCAAAACCTCTAAATCAGTAGTGCCGACGTTAGTAGCTTCTGCGTCTAGCGTTCCGTGAGTAGTGCCAAGAGCCTTGGTGTTTACAGTCGCTAAGAAAGCATCTGGATCAGCCGCAGTTCCAACTGAGATAGTAGCCGCTCCAGTGTCATCTCCAACGGTAGTGACGTTTACAATTACATCAACAATTTGAGAATTGGCAGGCACTATTGCCATCCTTTGATTGAGTTGGCTTGCGCCTGTGATATTTGGTATAGCGGATTGGGCCATCACAACAGAACCTACATTGGCTACGTTAGTGCCAACAGTTGTGCCAGTGGTGTCTTTGATGGTTCCGGTCTTAATAGGGCCAGAAAAAGTAGTAGTAGCCATGTGTTACTCCTGTCGAGGCTAGTGTCAGTCACGGGATGTGACTGTCAGGAATTTGTGTACGATACGATAAAAAAAGGGGCGGCACAAGCCACCCCTTTTCTCACACCATTTAGGTGATTAAGCGCCATCGGTTCCGAAAACCGCTCTCCAATCAGAGACGCCGAAGCTGTATCGCTCACGGGCCTTGAAGCGCATGTTTCCAGTATCAAAATCGCCTTCCATGCCAGTCTTAATGGCAGTACGCTCGAACAGCTTAAAACCGTTAGGAGCGTCTGTTTTAATGAAGAAAGCATCTGTGTCGGTGAGAAAGTGGTTAACCACCGCACCGTCAGGGAGCATCCCCATAGACTTCATGGCGTTTAGATCGTTGTCCGCAGTGCCAGAACGCAGATTAGAGTTAATTACTCGCTCTGCAATAAATTGCAGTTCTTTAGGAATAATTAACTTCATGCCACGTACAGCGATCTTCAGACCACGTTCGTCAGTCAAACCAGCAATATCAATCAGCATCTGCTCAAGCGAAGTCTCATTGAGGTCCGCTGCCACAGCAAGCTGGTTACGCTGGTTTCCGCTCAAAGAAGGGTGAGTTGATGAACAAAGCGCAGCGCCATCGCCTACCGGGTAAGCAGTGTCAAAAGCATTGTTCAGGACAGAAGCAGCCTTGATTTGCTTGGTCTGAGACATAGACCGTGCCAAGGCACGGGTATATCGAGCAGCCAACCTATCATACAGGTTGTCCTCTACCGCTTCTTCCGTGATGCTAAAAGCCAGAGCAATTGTCTCGTGAGTGTAACGAGCAGTGTAAGTTTCCTGCGCGTCGTCAAACGAGATTGATCCACCTTCTGATTTAACTGGCGCAGTGCCAAAACCAGATAACATCACCTCTTCTTCGAATGCACGATCTGAGCTTTCGGTTTCGAAAATCTCAGCATGCTCGTTGTCGTATCGGTCGTATTCGAGCCCGAACAAGGCATTTAGGCCGGGTTCTAGCTCTTTCGCTAATTGTGCGCGAGAAATAGCCATTAGTTAAACCCCCTTAAATGCCGGTAGAATCCGCAGTGGTTTGAGAATCAAACCTGCGGGTTCCAGCGTTAAAATGCGCGTTCAAACGAACCAACAGAGGTATACCAGCAGCGGTATAGTCACTGTTTGCTTCATTGTCCGCAATCCCAACAATACGCAGCGGTAATGTCGCAGTCACAGCAACGTTAGCTACGCTGGCAGCCGCACTGGAACGACCAGTGTTTGTGCTACCTGAACGAGCTGACGTGCCCAAATCAGTATTTGAAAAGACTGTAGCCAACGCAGTCGCACGGTCAGTGAGACTTGCATCGCTTGCAACCTGAAAAATCTGATTTGGATTGTCTGCAACAAAAGCTTTAACAGGATAATTTGTATCCACGCTAACGCTTCCGCTACCAGGCCAATAGTCCAACCAAACCGGCTTCTTTTGAACCGAATCATGATACTGAACGCCCATTAGGACTCCAAGTGCCTGCGTGGTGCCACCAGCGGTGTCACCAGCTTGATCAATTACGCCCGCTGCCAAAGGGACAACGATTTCGTATCGATAAATGACATTTGTGTTGTTGGAGGCAATCTCATACTCGGTTACACCGGTAGAGTTTACACCTGCACCAACTATCCCAACAGGACGCATACCGTAGGCAGTTTCTTGATTTGCCATAGGAACATCTCCTTATTGGGGTGACCTACTCTTTTCGTGGGCCACCAAAAGTTACACGAGATTGACGATCAGGTTTATTGATCGCCATGCTTTCATGAGCATTTTCTCGCATCATATCGTGATCAACGGCATCTAAAAGGTCTTTACTCTTTCCTTTAAAGTATTGACTTCTTTCCTGCACCGTTTCTAACGGTATACGAGCGAGAACCAATCCACCAACTCCAAACACACCTTCAAATTTACCTGATTCGACCACGGGAGCCTCAAAATCCGGGTACTCGTCTGCTCTTACAAGCTCATACCCTTCTCTCAAACGAGCAGAAATGTTCTTACGGTCATCAAAACCACGAACTTCTGCTCTAATCCAGCGGTGCTTGTACCCTTCGGGTGCAGGCGGTGCTTCGAGCATGGACGGGGGA